TACTTCTTTGTTTCTTTACTGATTATATCTAATACTTCATTTGTGGTTACTGTAACTCCAACCCATATCCCAACCTTATACGCACCTAGCACTAAAGCTGCTATGATATACCATTGATACTCAATCATCATTTATAATCTCTTTAATGTCTCCACTAATAACTTCTAACTTGTATATGATATGTGCAATCACCAAGCCTATAATAAAATATCCTAAATCAAATTCTGGCATTATTTCCACTCCTTAGTTTCCCAATTCATACTTGCACTTGCAACTACATAGCCCAAACCAAATGCCACAATAGTTAAAATTATTACACATAATACTACCATTATACTTCTCCTGTTATTTTATTATAAATTTCTTTCCAATTGTTTACAACATTACCATCAAATCCTACATTGTGTTGATGTCCCATTAAGATAGGTTCCAGCCCTAAGTGATAACCAACCATGTAGTTCTCTGGTTTGTCTTCAATCCAGTAACACCCAGTGTCTTCCCATTTAAGTAATGCATCATTTTTATCAGCACCCTGATCTAAGATAGTGAACCCTTCAAATACATCTTCACCAAACAGTTTCTCTAAGTTATACTTACGAAACTCTTGAGCTGGTATATCATTTGTTTGAGATGTAATAACGTGGAACCTAAATCCATGATCAGTGTATAACTTACGCACATACTTCACAGCATCTCTAAGAGGTCCTAAGTTAGCCATATTGTCAGAGCTATTAAATGCACCTACATAACGTTTACCTTCTGCTGGGGTTATACCAAACATCTTACCTATGTTATATTCCTTTGGATTACACGGTGTCATATCATGTTTTTCTTTCATCCAATGAGTGAAATATTGCTCCCAATCCAATAGGACTCCATCACAATCTACTAGAATTATATTATCTTTCATTATACGCTTAATCCTTGTCCCATTAACCACTCACGTGACTCTTCTGTTTGACCCATCAAGTTACCATTGAAATCGGTAATTGGTCCACTAAAGTCAATATCTAATAGATCATCAGCTAGTCTTGTGATACGTTTTTCACGTTTCAAACCAGCTTCATATGCATCAGCAGTTTCATTAAGAAGATCCCCGATTAGTTTAAAGTGGTCACCGAATTGAATACACACATCAGCATCTACGAAGTTCCAGTTTACCTTTCCGTTCTCTAATTTATTTTCATCTAGTAAAGCTGCGATAGTGATTGCTGTTTGGATTTCTTGTATTAATGTTGTCATTTGTAACTCCTTTTTGATTGTTTATAATTACATTATACAATAAAACTACCAAAAGGTCAACAGTTATTTCACTTTATTCCCACCTAAATATTATGGTTTCTTCCGATACTGAACACAGTATTTAGTTATGGACATACAAGGCCATACTGGGCAACCACCTTTAAAGGCATGTACACAACTTTTGCATAGATCCTTTTTGGTATCAACAAAATTAATCTTCTTCGACATTAGCTTCTTCTGTTAACTTATCTGTTCTGCTTTGTAGTCTTTCAGATACTTCATCTGATGTTAACCAAATGTCTCTATTATCAAGAATAGTGTTTACTTCATCTTCTGTTAAAAAGTCTTTGTATACTTCGTGTAATAAATTAGTACTCCACAATCTTTCGAATTCTAATTGATCCATCATTTCACCACCCTTACCAAATACTCCACCCGAGTAGTTATGGAACATAAACATAGAGTGGGGGGATATCAAGTAAGCATCAGCTTGCATCATAATGATTGTTGCAGCACTCATACATTCACCTTCAATAGATGCTACAATAGTTGCTTGGCTCTCACCTAAACATCTATAAAATTGTAATGCAGTTGCAAGGCTTCCACCAGGACTATTAAGGTGTAATGTAATTGTATCATTTGAAGATGTGTTTCTGATTTGATGTAACATATCAGTGTACTGTTCAGGTGCTTCAATTGCTCCACTCAAGTAGTAATCATATTGAGTTCCAACAGGACACGCAAACATATCCTTATCTTCACCGCCTATTAAACTATCTAGTAACCCCATTGTTCTATTGCTCATTATATTCCTTTATACATCTAATTAATTCTTTATCCCAATTATCTCTATGCTCAATAAACACTTGTGGATCATCGCTATCCACAGCAATTATAGTTACAAGTTGAGTGATTGGAACCCCAGTTCTTTCTTCAAACGCAATAGCATAAAAACATTCCTGCATAAAATAACTTTTTACCCATTCATATTTCTTTGCTTTCTTACTTGTCTTATAATCGATGATTGATAATACACCATCAAATTCTGCAATGCAATCTACCCTTCCTGCTAACTTTAAATGATCAGAGTATAACGGAAGCTCTTGACCATATACAATACCAACTCTGTTATCTAAAATAGGTTTGATTGCTAGGAAATCACCTAAGATATTAGGCATATCTAAGTTCCATGTTGGATCGTTATTAACATACTTTTCAGCCATCTCGTGTACTGCTGTACCTCTAGTAGATGCTTTATATGATATCTTATTAGCTTCCTCTTCCCCTACGCGATCACGCCATTTTTTAATAGCTGCTTTTGATTGTAATGATAGTACGGTTGTGATAGAAGGATATGAATTTCCCTTTGGAGTTTCATACTTTCTTCCTGTGGTCTTGGTAATGCAAGATAGGTCTTTATAACCTAGATCAACTGGTTCATGTTTAAACATAATATATTTTTATGGTTTCAATACTAGGTATTATACACTATATTGAGGTAAAGGTCAACAGCTACCAACCGTCCATTGTAGCCTTATTACGACCTTTTGTGGGATAGCCTTTCTTAATGGTAGTCATCTTATCACGAAACTCATTAGACGATTTTGAGTAGATATCTTTAGAGGTTCCTATTACGGCAGGTCCTTGTAAGAATATTAAGCGACAATTGTGTTCTTCCATATACGCAGCTTTATCTGTGTAAGGCATAGTGTCTTCCCAAATCTCTTTGGTATCATTGTGTTCAAAGTTGTATACAGGCATAATTTAAGGGTGGTTAGCGCAATACCATACAAAGTAAATGGCTAGCATTGCTGTTGATATAAGTAGAAGTTCGTTAGGTGATAAACTTGTCACCCCATACCCCTTTAACCAACTTTTCAGTTAAGCCTTTAACTTTCAGATTACCTTTAACAGCATCGTATAAGATTTGAGCATCCATGGGATTGATTTGTTCCAACATAGCCTTAAATGACTTATCAGCTCTTTCTATTTCAATGTCCCCCTTAGATAAAGGAACAAGGTACTTGGTAACTCCCTTAAGAGAGTTTGTAATATCATCAGATGGCATCCAATCAATCTTCTTTGATACATGTATCTTCAAATCGTTATCAAAGTTAATCTTCATGATGTCACGAAGAGCTAAACAATCATTATCAACTAGGACCTTCATCTTATCTTCACGACTAGCAGCGGCTGCTACTTTATCTAAAATCTCATATATTTCCACTTAAAACTCTCCTGCACATTCAATTAACATATTCATTTTATTTTCTATTAAATAATTAAAAACTTTTCCTTTCATGGGGTATTTATATGTTTCTAATTGATCGACTGCTGACTTATACACGTCCTTAGGCATTTCGTGTAAATCAATCATCTTCTTATTCCTCATATAATTTCTATATACCAAATCATCCATACCACCCTGATAAGTATTCTTATTCTCCCAATACATGTCCATATCCTTCTTTCTCATTGGCTTCTGTCTAATCTTGTCAGTAAAGGTATTATCAGGAGAATTGGCATTGGGTATGCCGTCTGTAGAATCTCCTTTGAGGATGTGATCGAATAAATATCGCCCAGCATCTTCTTCCTTAACCATCTTATTTTGCATAGGGCTATATTGAACAACCTCACCTAAAGTATGCAATTGAATAAAGTCTTTATCAGCTGATACGATAGCAACTTTGTCAGCTCCAAGTTTTCCCATCTCTTCGATTGTCAATGCACCAATGATATCATCAGCTTCAGCATTGCCCACTTGAATTACAGCGTACGGAAAGTTCTCTTTGATGTCAGAGGATACTATATCTAATATTCGGTATATCTCTGTCCAATCATATTTGTCTTTTGATTTGGTAGTAGTCCTTGCAGCTTTGTATTCTGGGAACAAGTCTCTTCTCCAAGAACGACCCTCTAAACACACGATTAGTCTTCCCCACTCACTCTCTGGAAATCTATTACGATATGTTCTAATGTTATTTAAAACAATGTGCTTAACCAAGTTCTCACTTAATTTCTCACCTTTATTCAATTGCCCCAATACAGATCCAATTGCAATGCCTGCAAAATCAACTAGTACCATCTTCTTTCTCCATTATATAATTCTTAACTGATCCAACCCCTATCTTAATAGCAATAATACCATTATAAGAATCTTCTCTCAATAACACTTCTTCCTTCACTTGCCATACCAATTCAGCGTAATTTGTATTGCCTCTGGTAGTACATAACTCAAGGATTTCTCGTTTAAAGTTATCCTCACCAAGTTCTTCTATATCAGCTAATAGTCGCTTAGATGAACCGTAATAATCTTCCCAGTCGGTTTCGTTAATTCTATGACGCTTATTCGTTCTACCTTTAAGTGGTTTAAGTTTACGCTTGGTCCTGAAATACTTCCTACCCACATAATCATGCCCGTTAACCATATTAGTGATACGGTAAATAAAACCGTAATAGTCGTTAATATCATCTGAAGTAAAGTCTTTACCATTATACGTCCACTTCATCGAACCCATCTCTCCATTCTTGCTCTTCGCCACAGAACGGACAATATGGAGTTTCTATATCCATATCACTCGCAGAAACCATTTCTTTTTCATTATCAATGAATACATCATATTCGCTATTACATTCTCTACAAACCATGCGGATTCCTTAACAAGAAATATTCTAAATCATCACAACCACCCACATAGTTATCACCTAACATGATTTGTGGGTAGGTCTTTGCTCCTGGGATATAAGATAATAAGTTTTCTAATGTCCAAAACTCACCATCAACCAGTCGAGTCTCATATCCAATACCTGCTTTATCTAACAATCTCTTTGCTTTATCGCAAAAGGGACAGTAATTGGTTGTCCACATAATGTTCTTGCTCATATATTCATTCCTATAATCGATTCAATTCAAATGTATATATACAATTTTAAATTGGTGGAGGATGATTTGGTTATAAGGTTCATCCTGCCTAAATCCTCAAATCACACTATGCCTATCAGGCTGCGATTGCGTAAGTATCTGCGTTTGCGTTTACTTTGGGTCTTACAACTATTAACCTTCTGTTACGATGTCGATTCCAAGTCATCCCCATTAAGGAACACACTATCGGGGGAAATAATGTGTTCCTTGGTGGAGATGGGTGGGTTCGAACCACCGTGTATCATAACTCCAATCAATAGTAAATGGTAATAAATTACCAAATTTGGTGGAAGCACTCGATAGACTTTAGCCTAACCTTATCTCCCATTATGAAGTGGTTCGTAGTTTTAAGTTCTACTAAACTTTGAGCTATTACTTATTAAATAACTTATATAGTACTGCCGCTGCTACTAAGCCTACTAAGCCTTGAGCACCAAGTTGTGATACGATACCAGTAATTGTAGCGATGATGTCACCACCTACAAATGGAACCGTTCCACCGAAAATAACCTGTAATACGATTGCAAATGCAATTAGTGCTACACCAGTTTCTGTACCTGCTTTGATCCAAGCATTGATTTTATCTAACATATTTCTTACCTCTTGTTGTTTTAAAATAGTTTCACAACGTCCCGGTTGTCTTACATTAACTATTCAGACGAATAGCAAATTTATTTATACATTTTAATATATCTATTATAACATATTTCTCAGCAAATGTACACCGTTATTTACACGCAACCTCGTGGTTGTGGCATTCCGCCATACTTACTAATAGGTTTCATTGGACCTGTCAACCATTCTTTGAATAGCACCTTCTTATCAATACCAACATACTTAGAGAATGTTCTAATTGGTGGCACGGCTTGATTCTCTTCAAAGTATTCTCTTGCTTGCATAATTTGCTTTACCATAGACTCTGTTAATACAATGTCATCTTCCTTGGCCATTTCAAACATTATTTCTTCCGACCAAATTGTTGGATCCTCAAGGTATCCATTTCCTGTTCTATCTAACATATTATAAATCCTCCATATCAAAGTCTTCATCTTTACTTGAATCAATAGCAGCGATGTAGTTAACACTCTCAATCTCTTGCGGTGCACTCTTAACATTAGTTGAATCAAGGTAATTATCTACCCACGGTAATGGATTATGTCCAATAGCAAGACCTAGCTTAGATGGATTTAAACCAATGTTGGTCATCCGTACCACAAAGATATAATCCATGTACTCTTTCAAGATATGTTCATTCATACCAATCAGGGGAGTGCCTTTAGAGAATAGATATTCAACCCAATCCATCTCTTCTTTATATGCTACTTCAAACATTTCATATGTTTCATCTTCAAGCTCTTGTGCAATCTCAACGAATCCTTCACTCTCATCTGTTCGTAGCATTTTAAGTACACGCTGAACAACATCTAAATGGATCATTTCATCTCTTGCAATTAGCTTAAAGATATTAGATGAACCAGCCATAAGTTTAGTTGGTTGTTCAGAGAAACTCCAGTTGGTAACAAACGTGCAGAAGAATCTAATACCTTCAAACATATTAAGAACAAGTGCAGCTTTGTAAATTGCGGTCTTAATCATCTTTTCATCAACTTCAGGGAAAGGTTTTGCCATACCATGATTAACAGCGGTTGAGTTAGCATCCATTCTATCAAATACACCTGTTGCCCAATCGAATGCACTTAAAATAGAAGTAGCTCTTCTCTGTACTTCTGGATCTGATGTGATAGAATCAACAAACACATCCACATCATTATAGATTGCACGAACCATTTCAGTATAAGACTCTGAATGAAGTAACTCATTGTTCTGATGGTTTGTGATATATAGTTCCCACTCAGGGTTATTACTAATACCGCCATTATTGAATAACTGTAAAGGGGCACGACCAGCACAACTGTCTAATGTAATAGCAAACTTTAATCCAGATTCAAAGATGTGCTTACCAGCTTCATCTAATGATTCGAAGTTCACTTTCTCTTTTGATAAATCGATTTCATTCTTACTCCAATTACCAATAGCCCTCATCTCTTCCGCGAACTCTAAGATCCACGGATACTTCGGATCGTGATATGTTTGGATATTTCTGTGACACGAGTTCTCACCTAAAAATAACCTTGTTCCCTTACTATGTACTGTTTCACCTAGTGAAAATATTTTACAACTCATGATATATACTCCTTCTTTAAATTGAACACGCACCAGATTCACACCCCTCAAGGATCACTTCACTAGTATTTTCTTTATCTTTACTTCTGATATAATATAAACTCTTTAGTCCATATTTGTATGCAGTAATAATATCTCTTTTAACTCTATTTGAATCTAGGATCTTTCCTTCAATTTTAGTTAGGTCATACCATTGATTGACACTCATACCTTGGTCAATAAATTTCTGGAGAATTGCCATCAACTTAATGTATTCTGCCGATGTGTTATCAGGCATATCCCAAGCTTTCATGTAATACTTTTCTTTATCATAATCAGGCACTAAACTCTTAACTGTATAAGATGCACTTTCAAATGTATCTGTAACACTTTGAATAGGATCAATACCTTGTGTGGAATTAGAAACCAATGAAGAACTTGCCGTAGGTGGAATAGCAGACAATGCTGTATTTCTCATACCATGTTTGGCAATATCTTTTCTTAATCCTTCCCAATCACATAATAACTTATTATCAACTATCTGATCTACATTCTTATTATAGGTATCAATAGGTAACTTACCTTTAGAGTATTCTGTTCTATCGAAATAAGTACATGCCCCACGTTCTTTAGCTAATTCCATAGAGGCTTTAATTAATCCGTATTGGAATCGTTCAGCCCATCTATGTGTCAACTCTTTCGATTTGATTGTACCTAATCTTGCCTCTGACTTAGCTAAGAAATGCGCGAAGTCACTGATACCGATACCTAAGAATCTATAACCTTTTGTAGGCCATTCTGCCGCATCTAATGGATATTCTTGGATATCAATAAGGTTATCTAAGAACCTAACCATTAAAGCAGTTAAATGATCTAAGTGTGTAATGTTAGATATCTTACCAAAGTTAACACAACCTAAGATACATAATGATACTTGACCATTTTCTAAGTCATAGTCTTCAACGTTTTCAAATTTAGTTTGTTTAAGTCCGTCAAACTTCATAGCCTTAGTTGGCAAGAATATTTCGCTGCACAGATTTGTTTGTGTTACCGGTTCAGAGAACATACCTTGCTTGTTAATGTTATCAATGAAGTGAATGTAAATTCGTCCAGTACCAACACGTTCCTTAACTAACTTGTTAAAGATTTCTGTTGCGGGAACCTTATTCTTTCTAATACCACGTTTATTCTCATACATCAAGTACGCTTCATTAAACTTCTTAGTATCACCATAATGCTCAAATAGCTCAGGTACTTCTTCTGATGAGAACAAAGTAAAGTCTTCTTTCTTTAATACTCTTTCAATAAAGATCGAAGGTAACCCAATTGTATAATCAATGAATCTAGCCCGTGTAGTATTCGAACCTTGATTGTTCTTGTATTCTAATACATCCATTATCTCCCAATTGAATATTGGGTAGTTGACTACTGTAGCACCAGAACGTAATGAATTTTGTGTGAACTGTTTTGAAGCCGCCTCAATTGTTTTAAGTAAAGGTAGGGCTCCAGTATGCTTAACAGTATTATTCTTAACTGGTGATAGGATACCTCTCACAGGTCCCATATCAACACCAATACCAGCTCTTCGTGCAGTCATAATACTTAATGCGTATTCAGATGATAGAATAGATTCAGCGGTATCACCCATCTTAATCTTACAACATGATGAGAACATTTTCAATTGAGTTCTTACACCTGATATGATTGGAGTAGGTAATGATATCTCATCATCCTTCAAAGCATTATAAAACTCAATAATCAACTTAGTTCTATTAGTCTCTTCAGCAAAGATAACCATACCAATCAACATAAATGTCTCTTGTGGCATCTCTAATAGCTTATCAGTCTTTGCATCCTTAATAAGATACTTAGATTCCATTTGAACAATAGAAGCATAACCCCTATTAAAGTTATTATTATGATCTAAGAATGATCCTAAGTTAATAATCTCTTCATCAGTATATGACACTAAAATATCTGGTGAATATAATTTACTCTTAACACGAGATTGGATATAGTCTAGGAATGGAATAGCATCAAATGAATCATATACTTCTTTTCGCATATGAGATATAAGTAGTCGCCCAGCATAAACATCGTAGTCAGGTGTGGCGGGGCCAATCTTTTCAGCAGCAGATTTAACTAATGTTTGATGAATGTCAACAGTTGATATCTTATTGACGAATTTGATGTGTGCGTTTAAAGCAGTACTCGATACTGATACATTTAATCCATCAGAGCATAGCTCCAGGATCTCGTGGATTTTATCGTAGTCTAAAGGTTCAAGGGTACCATCCCTTTTTTTGACGTGTATGGTAGACATAGGCTCAATTCCTCATTCATTATTTAATTGTGTTATAGGGAATATTATACCCTATTTTGATCCAAAAGTCAACTAATATTTGACGATGTTACGAAAATACCTTCCGTTGTATTATATATAGGGATACCTGCAAAAGTATCTACTATGTTTTCTAAGGTTATTATTGAACCCTTAGGATGATCTTCATCAATTGTATCTGATAGGATATATTGTTTTAATTCTAAATCGCCTTGCGCGTCTTCTATGATAAGAAGATCACTTGTATCACAACCAAGTTCTTCTAATGCTTTCATGATAGACTCTTCAGACATGCCCGTATCTTCTCTTAGTAAATACAGAGCTGCAGCATATGAAGCAATACGAGACTTGCCAAATGGGACCTTTTCCATGATTCGTTTGATGTTGAATACCAAACGATGGAACGTAGTGAACGCATCTTTTTGCTCATTGGTTTTAAGGTCTCTTGTTTTAATAAGATTTTTACCAGTATCGTCGATGATTCCAAGATCAAATGCTTCCATGTCTTTCCACGGAGTGATCAGTGTCTTTATAAATCGATATGTGTAGTATAAATCTGCTGCTTTTGATATTCCCATTTATAATTCTCTTAATGCGTTTACGATTGTAGCGTCTAGTGGAACTTCCACATACTCCGACTCAGGTAGATAATTTAAATAAACCAAGAAGGTCTTAGACACACTCTTCAATGGACAATCAGTATTATACATTAACATTAATGCAGCTTCCAATGGTCCAAACATGTTACCTAGTATGGTAATATGGTTTAGTATAAGCCTTTCCTTCAAGTCGTCATCGCGGTAGTACCGTTTAATCAATCTGTTGATGTATTTAAATCGAGCTAAGTCCGACTTGAAGTCTTCTGTAGTAGCCCAATTGCTAGCTTGATAATGCTTCGAAGCATATAACTCAAAGGTTTCTTTATTCAATTTCATAATATAAGGGGGGTTGGTTTATTTCTTTTTCTTAAGGACCTTGTCTTTGAGCTTAGCCACCATACCTTTCTTCTTAACTTCTTTCTTGGGAGCTGATTTAGTACCATTGAACTCATCAACATCAGCTTTAGATAATTTCATTACTAACATTGCTGCACCATTAGCGGCAAAAATACCTTTCTCAGTTGCTACCGCATTTCTAAATTGACCTTCTTTCTTATACTTCATGTACTACTCCTTGCATATATCAGCGATCCAAACATTTTTGGATTCACCATTTAAATTGACTTCTACGTAATTACTACATAGTTTATTTATAGTGACCTTTTCTCTAGTTTCAGTAATGATGACCTCATCACCAACCCCAAACAAATTGCCGTTGATGTATTTCTCTCTAAGCATTGATATTCTCTTTAACTTAGTTTCTTTACGATATGTAGTGGATTCTTTAAGTCCCATACCAGAACGGACAGCATTCATTAATGCCTCAGCTCCTTTAAACCCTTTAGGCATTCCTTTAGTGAATGTAATGAGATCATTATCAGTTGCTGCAGCTCTTAACTTAGAAGCAGACATACCTGATACATCATCAGAATCTGGATCTCTTTCACCAGCGCTGATTACATTAATGCCTCCATCAAATTCATAGAAACCATGTTTTGACTTAACCCCGTTGTACTTGTTTAATGCCTTATCAAATTCTTTAACTCGATCAGAACCAACAACAACAGTGCATTTTTTAAACCCATCGTTATGAGCAACTACTAATGCATCGAAGAAACTTCTTACAGACTTATCCATAAGTATCGATCTAGCATGCTTAGGGTACATCTTGCGCATGAACTTAACCTTATCACTAAATCCTAATGGATTCTTCTTCGCATCAACAGACTGTGAAGGGTATACACGATGTACTCCAATTGCGAGCTTCACCGATGCGTTAAGTAGCTTCTCATGACCATTCGTAGGGGGGTTGAATCTACCAAAGTTGATAACTACACTTTCTGCAGTTGCTTCAGCAATACAATGGTCTTTAAAGCTCTGAATCATTTTGAACCAGCTCTAGCTTTCTTAACGCGTTCTTTATCAGCCTTCTTAACCTTAGGTTTTAGCTTCTTGGCTAATTTGGCAATTGCCCCTTTCTTCTTGTTCAATTTCTTCTCTAACGACGCCCGTTGAGTAAATGACATATCAGCTTTATCCTTACCCTTCATAATCTTCTTAGCTATTATATCTCTGGCTTTCTTATTAGCAGTCTTTTTAAGCTTTTCAGGGTCTTTGAGTTTCTTCTTAGACTTCTTCATGCCGATCTTGCGTTTAGCAGCACTCTTTTTAAATGCTTGCTTCATCTTCATGCGTTGCTTAGCGTTTAATGCCTCATCAACTTCTACTTCTATATTATCCTCTACCATCAGATTCCCATCCTTTTACTATGTCTTTACTAAAATTATTAAAACTAAATTCCATTCTATCTACAATCTTCACTGCACCGTTTGTTAAATGATCAATAGCAACATAGCCTTCAGCCCCTGTTACTTTATAACCATCTTTAGTCTTTACAAAGGTATTTATATCATCTATCTTATTAAGATGTCTCATTAACTCTCTCTTAGCATCAACCAAGTGATTCTGCATATCAAACATTAATACAAGATTCTTTGTATTTTCGTTATTGAACCAATCTAATGCTTCAATCTTCTTAGCATTCTTCTTAGCCTTACCCTTATCAGATTTCAACTTGTCAATCTCTTTGTCATATCGATTATGAATCCATTGCACCAGTTCTTTTACATGAGTCTTGGTGTTCTTAATTTCACTTTGAGCTCTTACCTTGGTATTTCTAAAGGTGTTAATGTATAGATTAATCTCTTTGTTTGTACTAACATCTTTAAGAACACCAGAAGATATCTTATTAAACAACTTGCCTGCTAGGGACAAATGTTTAGTGATAGCATCTGTTTCTTTCTTGGTTAATGTGGCATTAGGAACTTCAGGTAAGTCTGCAGACTTACTCCATACAGATGATGTGCTTTTAAATTCAGATGTCTTAACACCGAATGAAGCATTCATAGTTTCAAATGATGATCCAGTATACTTAGTATGCCATACAACACCAATCTTGGCAGTTGTTATCTCTTTAGCATCTTCTACTGGCACTGCATATACAATGGTGTTTGGGTGGAACGTAACATACTTCTGCCCATCAATGGTTTCGTTCTTAAGATCGTTCTTAGTGAACATAATGTCACCTTGATAGACACCTTTCTTAATACCTATTTTCTTCAATTCAGTATATGCAACTTTAAGCTTATCAGATAAATCTCCTGAAGTGTCTGCATCAATATCACTATGTGACTTATACACTTTAGGCTCTTTGTTGAAAATGCCTTTTTTAGCAACAAAGAACTCTCCGTCAGTAGGATCAATACCAGCAAATACTGCTGGAGCTCCGTCCCATTTAACCGTGACAGCTTTGGTATCATTAGTATGACCAGCAAGCATATTACGCAAATCTCTTAATGCATTGATAGCAGCACGTGTACCATTAACACCACCATCAATAACCATGTCTTCAAGATGCGTCATGTGAGTATTCTTAGCTTCTGCTAAATGTCTTTTAAATGATTTCATTATGTTATCCAGGAAACAGTGTACCGAAAGATGCCTTGAATGTTCCGCCATTAACAGCAAATGTTCCTTTTTTAGATAGAGTCTTGGTGTCGTTAACCATATTTTTAAAGTCTATGTAATGGAACCAAATGTCAGTTGGATCACTATCTTTGATATTAGCAATATATCCTTTATCACCAGGCTTATCCCCAACTAACACATCAATCAAGCGTTTCATTAAACCTACAGCAATGCTTTCAGGATCATTAATCTTGGATCCGTATCCCAACTTTTTCAATTGTTTCTCAAAATCATCAGTAGTCTTTTTCATGTCTTTAAATATTTTAAAGTTCATTAGATCTTTGTTGCCCTTGAATAGCTCTGATAATTCAATAAACTTCTCAGCTGCTTCTAGTACATCAGGGTATCTGAATGACAATTCCCCTTTGAAAGATTGATTGCCTTTGCTGTTATCTTTTGAGAAGGCTTGGAATAAATTAGAGATGCCAAACAAAGTGTTTAGTAATGCTCTAAACTCTCGTCTATCCTGGAATCTTCCTAACGATATTGGATCATGTTTTGGATATGCTTTTACTTCAACAGCCTTCTTATCAATACGCAAGTCTGGCTCAGTACCACCACGTGTCTCTTGGGCTCTGCCGTCAAACAACCAATATAAGGAAATTTCACCATTACCAACTGTCTTATCAGGAGCTTCTTTAAACAGCTTGATGAAAGTCTTCTTATCCTTAGGATGAAGCTTTAACTTAAAACTCTTCTTAGGAATATCATACTTACCATGCACCTTCTTTTCTTCATCTGTCAACTTGTCGTCAATGATGACTTGAAAGCTACTGTTAGCTGCTTCGTTTAATATATAACCTTTAAAATTGTCCATGAATATCCTTAATTTACATCCATCCAAGCTTTCACTTGAGGGTTATTTGGTAGTTGATTAGCCCAAGAAGAGATTTTCTTGTTTATCTTATTGATTTGACGATCGAATTGAGCATTGCCATCCTTATCGTCTTTACCAGTACTATTGTTTTCGATAATGAATAATCTCTTACCGAACAAACTCGAGTATGACTTCTTATTACTTTGAACGCCTTTCCACATTGAAGTGACAGCTTTAGATCCTAATGATCTTCCACCATCTTTACCCCTTTGCATATCACGTTCAATAGAGGTATCTAAGAAGGTATCCACAAACACCATTGAACATTCATATCCAAGTTTCTCTAAGGCTTCTTTATGTGCTTTGATCTTACTATCATCTTTACCCGTACCATCAATCACTAAACCAAGTCTGCCGTTTATAGCATGACCTTCTTTGCGTTTAGTTGTTTTCTTTGATATGCCCCTAACGATATCTTTAGCATAGGCTTGCCCGTCAGGCATTTCCATATCCATTAAAGATAACTTCATGGCCTTTTCTAATGCAGAGTCTGAGTTGATATCTTTAAAGTTTAATGATAGTAGTCCTAATTGACCAACAACATATGACTTACCAGAACCTGGGCCGCCAGCCATGAATATTGCATGAAAGATAGACTTATCGTTCTTACCTTCTTCAAGGTAGTGTTTGAATTGTATCATAATAGGTTAAGTGTTTATATAGACTTATTTATAAGTTTTCTATAATAGCGTCTAAATCTTTTATATCACTCCACTTCTTCAACTTTCTAAGTTTAGTGGGGACTCTACGCATAACCTTATCTTCATTAATGATACCTTGGTGTGCTAATACTGCCATCATAGCAATAACATCACCAATCTCCTTTTCTAGGTTCTTCAAATTAGCTTCTTCAGGACCAAATCGAAGTATCTTGGATACTTCTTGCTGAACTTCAGCGCATTCTTCAGCTAGGATTATCAGTGCTTCGTTCATCTTTCTCACCTATAACAAAATCACCTGCTTTGAATGCATCATCCAATACCAGATGCAACAACTCACCGGTTAGCTTATTAAATTCTGGAGTGCCATGTGGATCATCATCGGTCCAATCAACAACATCATAATCAAAATCGATTGACTCATTAGTTTTATTTAACTTAATAGATTCGTATTTAAATACAACTCCATGATACTTACCACCTTCCAATTTAATAAACCAGTGTTCCTGCTCCATATCCTTCTCAACGAAGGACCACTTATCGTATAGTTTTTCTGTTGTCATAATAATCCAATGCCATTCCTAATAAAAGGAACGGTGTCCATAATAAAATAAATCCCACCATAACCACACCTATTATTGCTAATAGGATAATCATAGCTAAGATGTTTAACCAATCAACTACTTCTTGCATCTTGGTGAATTTGGCTTACGCTTACATCTATAGCTGCCGTGGCTATAAGTCTTCTTACTTAGTCTATTGCCGTTGTTATCTTTGCGTATCTTTACGCCATCAATTGCTGTCTTACTCATGTTTTCCTTCCCATTTTAAATACGCTTTTAACGTTTTTGTATTTGTACATTATTTGTTCTTTACTTTCCGCCATAATAGTTCTGCCTGTTCCATCAAGGAACATCACACACCACTGCTTAAGAATCACTTTCCTTTAAGATGGCTGTGAGTTGTCTCTGCAACTTGTTAAATTTAAACTCCCACCCATCACACTCATTACACTTGTTCTCATACATCGTGGCGTAATCTAACTTCTTAGTGAAAAATTGTTTAATACGTTCTATATATCTATTATACATGATTTACTCCATAATGTCAAGCATTAACGGAAAGATCTCCGCAATTACTTTTGCACATTGCTTTGCAACTTCAATGTGTTCTTTCTGTGTGCCATTAGCACTTCTTAACTCAATGTAATGAACCCAAGAACGTAAAGTTCCGTTCATATACATTCTGCTCATTGTATTCCCTTCTGGCAATACAGCACGAGCTTGTTCTTTTGCAATGCCGTTCTCAATGGCCCAGTTATAAGCATCTAATGACTTCTTAATCAATTCCTCTTGCTTAATTCTCCACATAGCAGACAATGCAGCATTATCGGTGTCGATTGAGTTCTGTCTATTCTGCGTATCTTGAAGTCTTGCTTCTCTTAACATGAATGCCATATCCTTAGTAGGATCAGCATATCGTTGAGAAAACTCTTGGAACGAGAATGATCTGTGTCTAAGGATTTGACGTCCAATGTCACGTGTAGTTTCGATCTCCAGGCACGCTGATACTGTCTCTAACGGACTCCAATGCTTATGTTTAATAAGATACTTAATGAGCTTATCACTAGTCTCTTTGTTGAATTGATTACTTGGATTAGATACCCTTGCGCAATATGCAATTAGATCCTGAACATCATTCAGGCCTGCCTCTTTATACTCTTGGCTTGGCATACTATACGATACCATCTTAACCTTAGTAGTAGTAGATTGGTGATCTACTCTTTTCACTTTATCTGTGCTCTTAATACTATTTGTTCTTTCCACCACTATATCTCCTATACTGTAAATTTACTATAATCTGCTGTTGGTTGATTAGTATCTACTGATAACGTTTGTGCATTATCTTCAACATCATACAACCTCATCTTTGATCTATCAATCCCCAACACAAAACGTTTAGTGTCTCCTGTTGGATCGTTATACCTATTTTTCAACTGTTTAACCTGTATCTGATTTCTCTCTTCCAATTCCTCAGTAGATATCAATGCGAACATTAAGTCAGCCGTTGCAGGTAGTCCAAATGACTCAGACGTATCTGTCAACGATACATCTGAATTATCATAACCACCACGAGTAGTTTGAGTAGCTGTCAAGATTGGAAGATTGTTCTCCATTGCTAAACCTCTCAACTCTTCTGCAATTGCTTTAACATACGTGTATGATCCAGAATCAGCTTTCATTCTACTAGAAGCACAAATGTTTAGATAATCAATGCAAATCAAATCAGGAATGAAATCCTTCTTCAACTTCAACTCACCTAAGAGTGCCCTAAAGTGAGTCGCATTAGCAGCTCCCGTTGGATACTCTTTAACAATCAACTGGCCCAAACCTTTATTAGTGATAGCATTCATCTTCTTATCAAACATATCTTTGGACAGATTCTCTAATTGAGATATAGGCACATTCATTAAGTTAGCATCGATACGTTCAGCAACTCGCTCTTCACTCATTTCCATAGATATGTATAACACATTTTTCATTTGAGTTAGGGCACCAGCAGCAACATGACACATAAACAAAGACTTGCCTACACCAGTACCAGCTAATGCAACGTTTAACGTCTTATTAACCAATCCACCTTTAGTGATCTTATTGAACATCTCTAAGTCGAATGGAAGATGTTCC